GCTGACTTAACAATTTCGCAACAGTTATCTATCTTTGCATCCTTGAGCCTACGTCGCCAAAAAAAATCCAACGGCGTACCCTCTTTATCAGTCTGTATAGCGAAAACTTGATCAACATGATACCCTGGAAAGGGCTTGTTGATTTTGATATCAATCATTACATCTCCTATAACGGTATATCATCAAGATCTGGAGTGCCGCGTAAAAATTCTATTTGCGTGCCGAAATCAAGAAACATTTTGAAATCTATGTCTCTCATCGCGACGTCCAAATCAGGACCAACTGTGTCTTGCTCATAAATCTCAGCGACTTGCTGAAAGCTATAAGCGTGAACGTACACAGAAGTATTGTAATCTCTTACACCATGCCCAGTAAACTGGACATTGTTCAATTTATCGGCAAATAATCCTGTGCTAAATTTACTAAACAACAGTGATCTCAAAAATGGTCTGAGAAGATCTGATGCTATATCTCTTGATTCACGCGCCGCTATCTCGTCACTAACGGGGATAATAACGTAGACCGTAAAAGATTCTATGATTTGCTGTCTGTAGTTAACGTTGCGCTGCTGATTATCTAAAGCGTCAGAAGCAATCGACCTACTCTGCGAAGCGTTGACGTCATCAATTACAACGAATGCCCAATACTGATTAATCTCGTGCTTAGTATACATCTGTTGGATTCTATCTATATTGATGCCGGATGAAATGCGCGGCTTTGTTCTTAGGATTATTGTTCCCGCAGGATCTGGAAGCCCAGATACTGAATGCGTAAATTTAAATGTAACTTCATCTACAACTGAATCCACTTTATGAGTAGTATTGTAATCTCTGAGCGCAGATTCAGCATCTCGAAGCACAGGTGAACCAGTAGCTACCGTTTTATGAGTATCCACATCGTCAAAATAAGTTGTATCACCAATAGCAAAAGCTACAGTCCCAATAATTTGAAACCGTATTGCACGTATTTTAGTTAAATCTACTGTTCCATTAGTTATTATGGGCGTATCATTTACAATATCTATAAATAGTTGCGTCCATGTATTAGCAGATGGAATAGAACTGGAAGGCAAGTCGTACTCATTAAAATCTACCGCTCCTCCATTTACACTACCAAGTCTTATCCTAATTCCATTAGACGCTTTTATATTTGAATGTGTAGCTGTGTCTACATATATCCAAAATGATAAAAAAGTAGAAGATGATATATCAACAAATGGAACGAAATCTCTAGAAACGTTAAATTGTACAACAGATGCGTTAAAGACAACCTTTAAAGATCCTAGTGATAGAACTGGCGCAACTATAGTTGTCTCATCAAATAAGTCTACTGAATTCTCAGTCCATTTATTAGCTTCACTATCCATAGTAACAAGATTTGTGCCGACTGTTGTAAAAGTAATCGTCCTGCGATTTACAATATTGATTCTAGTGAATATACCATTAAACTGCGCCTCTGATGCGCCAGTTATCCTGATAGTTTTAGCGATTCGATTGGTAAGATCATGATCAGTAGCTGTTACAAGCGTAGTGATCTTTCCAATTCTTGTTAGAGACAAAATAGGAATAGGAACGTCAGTTCCAACGATAGCAAACGCTTGGCCAGGCTGTAGCTTATGCTTATCGTTACAAACAGCCGTCATTACTGTGCCAGATCGCTTTATACTTTTGGTAGCAACGTCAGTCGTAAACTTGTCTGTGAGTTGAGGTAAAAGCACACTCAACTGATTGACTATGTCAGAAGCTCTCACATTGCCCTCTTAAATTCTCTAAGCATGGCTCTTTCAAAATGGCTATTGGTAATATTCTTTATTCTATTGATAGAATTCTCAATACTCGGCCTTGCTTCCATGCCTCGTGGCTTATTCGCATTTTTACTTCCAAATTCAACCGCAGCATCATAATCGGGCGCGCGATTCATGTCAGTAGTTGAAAACCCATATCCAAAATCCATTCTATGAGCGCCATGTACTTTCCAGCTAACTGATTTTCGCAAAGCGCCTGACAAATTAGCATGCGTTTCACCTGCAGCAGATGCTACATGGCGTCTAGCTCTACCGCCTTTTGTTCTGATGATATATGTTCTACCAGATTTTGGCCGCCTTAAAATTTCACGCTCAGCTTCATGCTTCAAATCTCTACCGAGTGAGAACCAAGTTTCCCTAATCGCAATTGAAGTCTTGCCCCTAAGATTCCCAATGGTTTTGAATATCTTCTCGTTACCAATTTTAGATTCAAAGCCTACGATGCTCATGCCTGAGCCGCTCCCAAATCCTTATCGCCGCGCTCCGTACACAGGAGTCGCAAAAAATCATGACGCTCATCCAGATCTTCGATTTTGACGATCTTTAGATTGTTCCCCTCAAATTCAACCCAAGTTTCAGAATTTACCTTATCATCATATCTTATGATGATTTCATGACTTAACGCTATGTCGATATTAGCGCCAGTGAAAATAGTTTTACCTGCTACAGTTTTGATGTTTGCCCAAACTATTTTCGGTCCAGTAAATTTTTCTGTAGGGTCAGTCGTCCCAAAATCCGGCTCTTGGATTGATCTATCGTGAAGATGTATGCGCTCACGCATATCACCTATACAAGATTCACGACGCTTTCTGAGAAGTAACGTTTTAGCCACAGTCATCCTCTTGTATAGTGGCACAAATAACATCAAACGCTTTGAGCCCAACCCCGCCAGTGAAACGTATCTCGACTTCTATATCGAAGCCTGATTTGGAGCGAGGATCATTATACGCAGGGTGGCCATCATCAAATAGTCCTTGGTATCCCCAAGTGCGAGTATTCAAATCCGCTGTTCCATACTCAGTCATCGCTACCTGAGTGCCCAATATTGTTCTAAGTCTATTACCAACAGCCGCAGGTCCAACCATAGCTCCAACTAAAGCAATTCGTCCAAGGGCAACATTTATTGATCCTACAGAAGCTGATACATCAGTTGTGCCATCATCTCTTGTTAATTCAAGTACGTCACCAACTTCAAAAACACCAACATTAGATACACTAATCAAACCAGTTGATCCAATTATTACTACTGTTAAAACTTCATCTTCACTAGGATCATATACATTGAAGAATGCGCTAGCACCAGCAGCATCATTCAACGGAACGTTAGGCTCAACCAAAACATTAGTAGGCGCTACCGCCCTAATTTGTCGATCTGTAAATCTCTTGTACAATACGCGTGCCATTACAAAGTCTCCACCGATATAACTACTGTCTATAATGAACTTGGTTCAAAGCGCACAGTTTTCAAACTGTTAGTTTCAAGACGAACGATTTGTGAACTTTCCGCTTTAAAACTAACAGTTTGCAAAGATTCGCTTTCAAATTCCACCATAATTAAAGACTCGCAGGTTCAAAAGAAACGTTTTGTAGAGATTTGCTTTCAAATTCTATCACGCCTGGAGTATCCGGGATAAGCTGACCGGATGGTCGCTCGTACCATGTAATAGCATAATCAACTTGAGCTTCTTGTGTCTCATATTCAGCTTGAAGATCAGCACCAAGATTCATATGCAAATGTTGATTATGCCTGCTAACAGTATTACCCTTCTGTATATCAATGTGAGTATCATCAGCACTATTTTTGTTTCTTGCATAACCTCTTAGTGCTGTATTAGTTGGAGTAGAAAAATTCCCCATCCTTCCACCAACTACTTTCGTATCAGCAGGTACAAGACCTGTAAAATCCATCACTCCAAAATTAAGCTGTACAGGTAGCCCCATATCAATTGGATTTAGTATTGTCACTATGTTAGCTGGACTCTTCTTTATGTATCCAACTTCATGTAAAATATTAAATGCATTGCCGTTAGTTTTCCCGCCAGTAAAGGCTTGATAGAATCCATTACTATCCAAACCTATTATCCACCAACTAGCACCACCTTCCCATCTAGCCGACCATTCTATATCAACGCTTGCTCTTTCTCTGAACCCAAGCTGGCCTCCAGCTCCAATAGACCTTATAATTACAGCTCCAATATCAGCAAGAACATCGCCATCTATTGGAGTCGGTTGAAAATCACTCCAAGTCAGCCATGGCTCTACAAGTGGAATAGTAGGCGGCGCATCATGTAAAACAGCTCCATCATCAGGCAATATTTCTCCAATCAAAAATAATTCAATTGGAGTAGTAGGGTCCAAATCAATCCTAGTCTCTATAGTTGTACCACCCTTTAGAGATGTTGCCCATGTATAGTACATCTCAGCAATAAGTTTATTGCTGAGAAGATCAGGAGTTGTTCCAGTTTCTCTAGTTTGAACTATGGTGACACCTGCGCTAGTTCTGTATCTAGTTATCACGCCTATAGCATTAGAATTTACGAGAAGCCCAGACAATTCTACTAAGTTCCACTGAAACGGTGGTCCAGGTGTAGGAATCAAAATTTCATTATCATGGCGAACAAAAGTCGTCATCTTACCAATACTTCTAATTCAGCTCGCTCGCTCGCGGTAATTGCAGTCTCAAAATTCCCTGCGTCTAACGAAATTTGCTCAGCGTCACTTTCGGCTGGTATCAAATGCTTTAGAGATTCAACTGTGGGCAGACCGTACAAATTATGAAGCAACTCTACCCATCTATACCAAGTATTTGCCAACGTTACACAGACTTCTGTTTTGTCCGTAGGATTTACGATGCCTGTGAGTGCTTTGACGACTTCAAACGTTGCTTTACGCTTAGCTGCTTTGTATCTTGGATCGTTCAGGTCAATTGAAGCTACTCCAGCCTTTGTTAGATCAATAGCGTAAGCATCAGCGCAATTAATTTGGATATCATCAAACAACTGCTTTACAGTCTTGTTATTCACAAGAAATTGAGCATCCAGAAGCCCACCAGCAGTTCTACCGCGTTGTCTAACTTCCAAAAATATGTCTATATCACCAAATTCCTTGAAGAGATCAGCGAGATAGACAAACCAATGACCTTGAACTTCACCAGAATTTCCACTGACTCTGACGGCTTCAACGTATTTGTCTTTGATTTCTTCTCTGGTCATATTCTTTGGATACGACCTTGACCATACAATTGAACCGCGCCAGATTTTACAGCAGCAGAATCAACATCACAGTCACCGCGATTCTGATACAAAAAAGCAATATGTTCTAGTACGCCTAACTTATATTGCTCAATGTGTCGCGGTATTTCTGTAATGAAAGTAATCTGAATTCCAGCTTCTATCTCATCCAAATCAGTAGGCCAAGTCTTACCATCCTGAAGTAGAACTTCACTGAATCCATAACCCTTCTTGAGATAATATACTGTGTTCGCAATTGTTACCAGCGCAGCATCTACAGTATATTTTACATTTGTAATTGATCTGACTTGGCTTTTTCGTAGGCAAATTCTATCAGTAAATTTATCAATGATGAGCTTCCATGTATTTTGGCGCAGATCCCTTCCCATATATCTTTCAGCGAACCGAACGGTAGTTGCTATCATATCCTGAAGAAGAATATTATCTTCATCAGTTTCAACTTTCAAATATGATTTAGCACGCTTAACAGTTATAGGCAATGTACCTACGATTGAAAGCTCATACGTAAATGCGTCAGCCATAGTCTACCCATCAGTCCCAAGGCTTCGCGTCACTATTCGTAGTAGAGTCGCCAGTCGCGTCACTTTTCGTTTCAGCTTTCTCACCTTCCAGCTCTGGCGCTTCGACGCTTGGATCAGCTTTTTCAGGCTCAGGCTCATCATGCAAAATTTCAGCACTACCAGCTTTCTTCATCACGAGAGCGTCAACTTCAGGAAGCTCCATCGTTTCGCCTTCTACAAAATCAAACTGACCAGCCGCAACGCTGGTATACGCCTGCCTACCACTTCGCAAAAATTTTACTTTCATACCCTTCTCCAATCTTTTAAGTTGCGGGTTAACAAGTGGGGCGAAGAACGAATCACTCCGTATCAACGCCCCACCCATTTACTATGTCGATTGGTCAGGAACAGGCTTGGTAACAGGATTGCCAAGAACTGCGACTGCGCCAGTAACACCAGCAGTAACCACCCCAGTTTCAGTTATGACAACTCTCTGATGACGTTCCTTACCAATTGAGCCAACGCGAAGCACCTTATTTGCATCTGTGGCCACAAGAACTGGCAACACTCCAAGAGTTTCAGCTGCGGGAACCGCAGTCCAAACTCCCGTCGGTGCACCAGAACCATCATCAGGCGATTGCTCAATTGTCACATCAAATCCACCACCGACCAATGCTGCGCCAACGTGAATGATGTACTCAATTGATTCAAAACCTAACGAATCAATAGCAGCACCATTAACGCTAACAATGTTAATTGCAGGCGCAATAGCATGTACGATTTTTAGATTGGAATGAATATCATATTCCATTTTTGGATCTCCTATTAAGCCTTGAGCTTGAGAAGCTTGAT